AGTGAATGAAGGTAATATAATTGGGAAACCAGTGAATATTAGTGGAGATATCAAACCTGTATATATTGTTAATAAGATTAATTTGGGTGAAACAACAAACTTGACAGAAGCTCATAGATTGATTACGTTACACTTACCTAATAATGCGACGATATATGGAACGGTAGTTAGTAACCAAACGATTGTTACTTGTTCTCATTATATAAAAGAACCGCGATTAATTCCAACGAATTATAGTGGTTTTTCTATACCTGATGGGACAGTGATTGAGTATGAGCATGCGAATAGGAAAGGAAAGTTTGTGTGGAATAAGTGTAATTATTATCCAAGTAAGAGCCAAGACTATGGTTTTATTTACGTTGGGTCTATAATCACATTTCCAAGTGTGACTAGATTTATTAGTGGTAGTCACCCCTTGCCTGATAAAGTGATTGTTGGTAATGAAGAGAAGAATGTGTATGCTTTAAGATTTCCATACTCTTCGATTGTGTATGGTCCTAGATCGTTTACAAACGGAGATTGTGGACGTCCTATTTGTGATCCTTATGGTAGTTTATTAGGGATTCATTGTGGACGTGTTGGTGGTGATGTGGATGGTAGTCAATCTGTGGGAGCTAGAATTACAAAGGAAGAATATGATGAGTATTTGGCAAAATGTAAGCTGTGTGAGGTTAAAGTTACATCTAATGAGAATTTGTTAGGTAAAGCTTTTCTTCCAGAGGGCATGGTCATTGAGGAAGGCTTGCATCCATCTAGTGATTTTGCATGGGTGCCAATAACAATTGGTGTGTTAGGTCACGTGAGAGGTGTGGCAACTCCAAAGATGACTTGTAGAGCTACAGGCTTGTGGAAATACTTTAACAGTAAATTAAGTGAGACATACTCAAGCCCCAATCCAAAACATGCAAAATATTTTGATGGGGCATGGAGAAGTTTGTACGTTGACAATGTTCTGGCTGGTGAGCTGGATGGTTGTTGTGATGATAGAATTATGAGTAAAGCTATGGATTTTATGACGTTTACTCCTAAGCAAGGAAAGGACTTAGGGTTTGTATCATTACATACTGCCATAACTGGTAATATTATGAATTCGTATATTGCACCTAGAAATGATGAGAAAGGAATAGGGATTTATCTACGTAGTCTAGGTCTTACAAATAAGAGTGCTGTGGAACAGTTGCCAGGAGAAGAATATAGAGTACATCCTAAACTATTGGAGACCATAAATGTAAAACTTAAATTACTAGAAGAAGGTAAGAGATATTATGGAGTTAGCGAAGGTGTAGTTAAAGATGAATGCATTAAAACTAGCAAAGTGAA